CGCCGTTATCGTCCTCGGTGATGACTACCACACCATCGGCATCAATAGCATCGAGGTCCGTCGTGAACGTCGCTTCCCACACTGCCGATCCATCGCCCGCGATTGCCGCAGCGAGATTGGCCATGGTGTCGGCAACCGTCGCACCGATGGTGTACTGAACATCGCCGCCCGTACCCGCACCGTACGTTCGGGTCGTCGTGCCGTCGGTAATCGTGATGGTGTCGCCCGAGGACGGATTGTTCGCCATCGTCAGGGCAACGGACGCCAAGATACCTTCGGCGTCATCGAGCTGGTCTTCGTGGAGCAGCAGCTCCTTTACGGTACCGCCGGTAATCACTGCCGTATTCAACTGCGAAAGGTTGACGGCATGGTGTGACAGCGTACCGTCGGCCACGTTCGTGATTTGCTGACTCGACATGTTGAGCGCACTGTCTGTGATGGTCAGCCCGCTCAAAGAAGCCCCAGCTTGCCCATAGGACAAAGCTTCTCCCGAAGCATCGGCGGCCTCCAACCCCGTAATAGGATTGGAACCCATCGCAATTGCTCCGGTCATTGCGAGTCCACCTAGCTGAATATCATCGGTTGGGTCTTGTTCTCGATGATACCCGTTTGCGTCACCGTACAGAAATTTTCTCGTGGCCATGCTGTGCTCCTTTTTTGGCTACTTGTTTCCCCCTAACCGTCCGGGGTGTTTGCGTTTATATTAGTAATCTTAGCCTCTTTTCCTTCGGTAGCATTTTTAATTTCCTGCAATGCTTCCTCTGGAATACGTTTGAGTACGCCGGTATCCTCGTCGTACCCCCACTGGTTCATGTGTATTCCGTAATCCTCCTCTACCTCACGACGAACGTCGGATATTTTCCTGATTGATTTTCGTTGTGTGTCTTCCCATTGACGAACAACATTATTGAGTTCGGCCTTGAGTGCTTGCATACGCGACTCATATGCAGATTTCCGAACTTGTATTTGAAGCGCCGCTTCTAATGCACACTTCTCCAAATACATCATGCGAAAAACACGTGGGTCAGGTATCACCCCCGTCCCAGCAATACGCAAACGTTCCAATCGCACTTCGTCATCAATCGTATCCGGAATATCCGGTACCTTTTCTTCTGCCTTTTTCACTGCTTTTTCTTCTGCCATTTCTTCTGCCATTTCTTCTGCCTTCTTAGGTACTTTGTCTTCTACTAAAGATAGCTGCTTTGCCGTGTCATCGTCAATTTTCATAACTACTACATCTGCTTTTTTCGTTCTCGCTGCTTTGGCTAATTTCTTTTTCTGTACCATGTCTTTCTCCTATTAATTGCCGGTGTAGCGCGTCATCATCCTCGACCCCGGTAAAAGCAAGAGATCGTCGCTGACCGCATTACCGATTTGTTGCGCCCAAAAATACTCGCCGGGAGCTAGTGTCGGAACTTCCTCGGCCAAATCGCCACCGAGTCCGACTAAAATCGGTTCGCCTGGTGTCATGTCCGTAAACAAATCGCAGACTCCAAACAACTGAACAACTCCGACTGTTGGCGTCGACTTCGAAATGAGTATCCCCAGAGCAGGCATTTTATCCCGAGTACTTGGATCCGCAGTTTCCACCCTCCATTTCCCATTAACTCTAACGTCACGAATGCAGACAGGATTTCCGACGGTGTCGGTGCTCAAACACGCCACCTCTTGAAATTGTGGAAGATAATCAAGCGAGCCAAAATCAGCGTTAAGAGCCACAGCTCATTTCCTCCAGTGCTAACCAACACCGCCAATAACAGTCAGTTGAAATCCATCGTCTTTCAACTTGATCATCTCGTCGAATTCTGGATCTGCATTGTCGACATATTCTCCTGTTTTGAATCTGTATTTATCGATGGTAGTCGCCGGAGTCACACCGGCAGTCGCCAAGAAAGAAAACCGGGAATTTGCCTCAGTAAAAGTCGTCCCAACCGTACCAGAACCGACATTCCCTGAAGCATCGCCTACAACGTCGAAAGTTGTCGGCGAAGTCATATAGATCATGTAGGTATCCTGGATAGTATTTGAGTTCATTGAGAAACTGCCGAAAGAAAGGTCAGTACTGCTGCCCAACGGAAAATGATACGGATTCGGGATGCGCTGCATCTGAACCACATCAGGATAATCCACTCCCTGTAAGCCTTCGACTACAGCATGCACAGCCGATAACGGAACCTGCTGACCGAGTACTTGATTCTCTGCTTCAAATAATTCGAGTACCGCATCCTCTATTACCCTCAAAGCAACTTCACGACGGACGTTCGAGAACAGGTACACGTTCATCACCAGCTCGATTTCAATCATTCGAACCGGGTCAATGTAGAGAATTGTCGGTGTGGTTTTTCGTTCTTCGAGATAAGCACCAACGGCACCGATCAACCCCGTACCGATGGCAGTATACGGATCCCACGTTCCTGTCGGTACCGGATTCGATCCACCCGTAGCGATGACCACATGCTCCTCAAAAGATCCCGTCGGACGATAGGCATACGCGTGAAGGACGCCAGGGACTTCGAGAGCCAACGCTTTATAGTCATCGTGAGTGACAGCCCGATTCAGGGCTTTGAGACTCAGAGGGGCATTCACTTTCGCCTGAGCTACGGTTTCTCGGTCGGCCCCGCCGGTTGGTTTCGCCGGATTGGTCACCGATGTCACAAACGAATATGAACCAATCAACTTCGTCAGCTTGTTGATCGCTACCTGATTTCCTTCGTGACCACCGCCCACTCGATAAACGGCTGAAATATTGTTGGTGCCACTGGCCGGAACAGCACCGTTCACACCATCACCGAAAATCACGGTCACGACATCATTCTCGTCTATCTCTGTTCGAAAATGCTCATCAGTTGGCCCAGACTCCAAGAAGTTGTCAACTTCAGCCCACACGGTATCGATCATCCCGGCAGTAATAGTCACCTCTAAACTCGATGTGCCATCCGGATTGAGCGCCAAAGGCGTACTGCTGAGTTCATACTGTTGATCGGCAGAGCCGTCGCTAGAGCCCAAAACCTCAGAAACAGAATTTCCTTCGTATGCAGTGACACCAGTTGTTGTGCCCGCACCGGTAGAAACAAAATCAGCAGCCAGCTCGAAAGTGGCCGATTCACTGCCATCCGAAGTATCGACTTGAACTTTGGTTCTTTCCGGAACCGTCCCAGCCCCCGACGTAACGAACGTCAATTCCACACCGGCACTTGTTGGTGGATCGAGTTCGTAGCCAATGAGCTTGCAATGCTCGATCATAGACCGACGCTGTACAACCGATGGAAACAACGCTTCATTCGCACATCGATCTTGATAGTACGAAAGATTGTCGGCCATGAACGCAAAGGCCTCAACCAGTGCCACACCGAGATCAAGTTCCGATCGATCAGACCAATCCGGAGTGTACGTGTCGGCCAGACCGCCACTGTCTATAACGTCCGATACGTAGCCTTCAAAATCTCGGGTCTCCAAATCGACCGTAACGAGATTACCCGCGAGCGTAGTGACGACCGGCATACCGTTCCTCCTATGTCAAATCCAGACTCAGTGTAACAGGATCTCCTGTGTTTCGGAAAATAAACGAAATCTCAGCCACGACTTTCATTCCTTCCGCTAAATCTTCGTGCTGCTGAATATCTATGGTCAATCCAACTGCTCGTGGCTCATAGGTTGCAATGGCGTCGGCAATCAGCGTTTTTATTGGAGAGAGTGTCGTACCATACGCAGATCGCAAAACACGATCATACCCAATAGTACCGACATTTTTCCGAATCAAACGGCTCTTTACTTTAGAATATACCAGTGCCTTCAAATTAGAAATTACCTTGTCTCCGTCATCATCTCTCGCCACACCACCAGCAGCAGAAAACCGAAACGGAAAACTAATCCCACTGGGATAAACCGTCATGGCAATTCCTCCTCCAATCTAGCCTTTGCATCCTCATACCAAGCAGTCTGGCCCATGACCTGGAACAAAGTTTCCATCGGTCCAGTTGTCCCACCAGTGACTAGGAATATCCCACCCACCGTGTAGTTCGCATCTGGAAGGTCCATCGGCCCACCCGTAGACGTTATCAGTTCATTTGAGAGCCAGTCCGCATCACCCTGACCGAAAATAGGTAGAATGAAAGCACCTTCGAAATTGAGAATGACAGCAATAAGATTGACGATGTCCTCAATGCTTTTGATGAAATTTACCAGATAATCAATTTTTTCGGTTAACTGCTCGATGTACTTATCGTAAATTCCCGGTCCATCAGAAGGACCAAGAATAGCATTGGCGTACGAAATCAATTTTTCGCAGATCACATTGAGATACGGAATGATGTCGGAGATTTTCACCGACTTCCAGTTCGGTTCTTTACCTACACCGGGAATAACATCAAACTCAGTCCCAAATTCTTTCCAATTTCCATACTGACCAAGAGATCCAAGAACATTCTTCAGCAGCTCCATCAAATTGTAAAAATCGTTGAGCAGATCACGGAGATTCTCGGACGTGGCCATGATCACTGTGGCACCGACAAATGCATACGGATCCACAAGAATCGGCCTACGCCCATCCATACGATCATACAGAGAAGTAGAAACATGCGACAGCCATTGGCGAGGTGTCAGTGTATACGAAACCGATGGTGACACATGGAACAGCGCGTACACACCAGTCTGCGTCAACTGCTGAACAATACTGGTTACCAACTGACGAGCCGCTTCAATGACAGCGGCATTCAAGTCATTGATTCCCTGAATGAAAAGTTTGAGAATTTCAATTGCTGTTTTTAGTCCTTCAAGTCCTGTAGCAAGGATGTCATTGACTGTTTCGAATTGGTCAAGGACGTCAGTGATATAGCTTGGGAGAAGGTCGAGGGGGTCAAACTGGTACCATTCAGCCATTTGTCTAGCTCCTCATTTTTAATGCCATGTCTGTCTCGCATCACTACTGCCAGAGACTTTGTTTTGAGTGCTGCTCCCAATGCTGTTTCTGCCAAGCCAAGCATAAGAAACTCACCAAGAGTTTCAAATTTTAGCTTCAGGTTATTTCCTTCCGCCGCAGAATTCGCCCGCGAGGTCAAGTCAACCTTCCACTGCTTAAGGTACTCGGGGTCAAAGGAGGCTTTTTCGACCTTGTCTTTATGCGTTTCGAGTAAACTCCACCGCTTCGTCTGTTCAGTGCTCATGCCGATTCCACCACCGTCGACGTAATCAATCCTGGAGTATCTAGCTGGGGTAAGATTGACGTATTAACAACCGTCGTCAGATCGACAGAAGATAATGCCTTCACACCAGCAACTTCGTGAGTATGTGCCATAAGGGCGGCTAACAATGTTCTCAGCAAAGTGACAAATGACCGACCCTTCACCAGCGGCTCTGTGACACCGTAGCCCAAGAGTACATTAGCTGGTCCCACACCCGGTATCGACGCCGTTTCCTGCAATTCAATCTGACCGCCGACTACTGTACCGGCGAGTGTTGACAGTTTCCACGTCGAAGACCCGATACCCAGGGTTGTCGGATTGAGTTCGAATGTTGCTTGCTTGGCCTGCCCCGTCGAATCAGCGGCCCCGATGATCACCGCGCCATTGTAGCCATAAAACTTGATCGACGGTACCGGGCTCGGAGCCAATGGAGGAACCTCACCATAAGTCGTATTCGATGCCGTGAAGTCGATCGTTTCCATGATCGACGCCTGAAGGCTAGAGCCTACCATGAAAGCCAACTGACCAGACGTTGATAGTGAGGCATTTCCGGCAGAGACCAGGTCCATAAGCGAACCGGCTTTGAGGGTGCAATCACCAGCCCAGACAGCCCGGAAAGACTCGCCCGACTCAGCCACCGAATTGTAGGTTCGAGTGACATTGCCAGAATACGTTTCTGTCGTCAGACCACCGAACGAAACGGTACGCTCACCCTCGACGATACGCTCCTCATCCAGGGATTTGATGCTATGCATACCGTTGATAAATCGTCGCTGACTCCCGATACACACTTCCTGCATGCCACCATCAGACGAAATCTCATATCGAGATCCAGAGTAATGCGAGAGCTGGACACGCTCAGCCCCCGGAGTGCCATCAAACTCCAAGAACGATCCGTCAGGCCCTTGAATAATACGAACATTTTTACCGTCGCCCTCAAATTGTGTCGGCGGAATGTTGTCCAATTCTCGCACAGAATAATCGGTATAATCGGCCTGCCCACGACCATGTCGGGGAGCCATGCTCTCGCCATTACGAAAAGCCCATGCTCCGGGAGACCATACTGGATAAGCCACATCACCGGCTTCAAATTCCACCCAAACAAAATCATTCACTTGAGGAAGCAGAAAATCACCGGCATTCAAATGCCCACCAGCACTGGGAGAAGGTAGCGCCCAACCAAGTTCTTCCTCACTTCCCATAACAATCGGACATTTAACTTTGACCCGCCCGAGTTGCTTGGGATCCTCCACATCAACCACATATCCGCGATACTTTCCAAAATACCGGCCAGCAAATCGATCTTCAAACTCACTAATCATCGTTGCCGTCCACTTTCTTTGAAAGCACACTCCAATAACCAGACAGCTTGTCGAACACGCCGAATTGCTGACGCTCACCTTTCTGGGGCTGACCCGACCCGCTGTCCTGATTTCCGGGAACTTTGTCTGCTTTGTCTTTATCCTGCTTTTCGTTCATGGCTTTGATGTCAGCAGCCGACGGACGGAACTCGCGCTTGACCGCCTTAATCGTCGTCTGAAACGCTGGCGAACTGCCGTACTCATGAGTAACCTCGGTCATGCGATATTTCCCAGAATACCGGTCACCAACACCAGCAATAATAATGGAATTACCCGGCTTGTACATCATGGATGCGATGGCCGGAACCATCGTAGCTTCGATCATTTCGCTCGAACCCAAGATTTTTCCCGCACTTTTTCGCTTGGCTTCGGCTGCAGAGTCCGGCGTGCCATCCGTATTCGTGTCCGTTATTTCTTCGTCGTTTGCTCCATCACTTTCTTTCTTCCCACCACCCTTTTCTTCAACCTTCCAAATACCTTTGAGCTTGGCAAATGTAGCCCGGTATTTCGTACCCTCTTTCGACGACGTTTTTGCAGAAGTATCATCCCCAGTCTGGTCAGCGCCACCTTCCTCAGCCCCACCAGATTTCTTGGTGTCCTGATTGTCACAAAGCTCCTGCTTTTTGTCCTTCATCCCCAGCATATCTTTTGCTGTACCAAGAGCTTCACTCGCACCATCACGAATCGTTTCAACAAGATCAGCACCAACAAAATCAGCAGCAGTTTCAGCCAAACTGTCGCCGACCATATCGACAACATCTTTTTGCTGGACAGAGCATTTCTTCTTACCGTGCTTGATGAAACTAACTTCAGCCGAAAAATTCAGGAGCGTAGCTCCGTTTATTCGATAAGACAACACCGGAACATTTTCTTGCCGACCAGCTTCATCAGCGTCAATCGGACGACGAAAATATAGCGTCGTACCCTCAAGTCCCCAAGCAAAACCATAACGATCTGCGAGAGTCTGAAGGAGTTTAGCGTCTGACATATTGGCTTGTATTAAAGGGTAGTCGTCACTGAAATCTAGTTCACGAATACTTTCGATGTCGTATCCAAGCTCATGCTCTTTAGCGATCTTTTTAATAATATCTACGGGAGATCCCGTATGCTTGCGCTTCTTCGATTTCTTATTCATTTTGTGCGAGAGATCCTGAAAATCAACCCGCAAAGTAGGACGACCGTCGGAAGCAGCAGTGAACGAGTAGCTCTTGACTACGAAAGGGCCGCAGGGGACCGCTTCATTATTCCAGCCAAACAAAAAAGCTAAGCGATCCCCCTGCTGAAACACCTTGTTGTCAGAAAACATGAAGTCATAGTCCGCTATCGTAAAACTTCCATCCGACGCTTTCTTTTCTCGATAGGTAATGTTCAGATCCGTAATGCGACGAACCGACTCATCGGCCAACTCACGGTTGTTGACCCACACGAACAGCATCGGGGTCTTGACGTAGGCCATTAATTGAACTCCGCATACGACCTTGGGGGAACAATTATTTCCTCGCCAGACTCCAAATCAAGGGGCCAAAAAATCTGCGGATTTACGTCCGCAAGAACATACCACTTATTTGCATCGTTGTAGAAACGGTAAGCCAGAGATTCAAAAGTTTCTCCCGCCTGCACTAAATACCGCTTCGATCCTGCAGGGGGTTCAACAGTTGTCTTTCGCAGAGGATATACAGCATAAACACTGCCATCCATGTCCTCCACTTGCAGAAGTTTTTCCAGTCGGTACCGCGACCCATAAAAAATGGACATTAGGCACTCCCCGATGGTGGCTTATCTCTTTCTGCCGAACTGCGCCGCTCACTGAGCTTCGTGTAGTACGAAACAGTATGCGACATCCCCCGATGCACTACTTGAAAAGCCAACTCAGCTCGTATTCGAGTTGGTATGAGTTCTCGATTTCTCCGAATAACATCGAACGAAACCGAAGTGGCCACGACATACCAGGACTCCTCGCCGATAGCTAACAGCAGTAACGGAGGAGAAACAAATTGCCCGAGGCCTTCGACAAACGGATCGAGATCCTGCACGGCCATGGCCTCAAGCGAAGCTTTTTCTGCCAACAACCCAGTCGATGTATATTTTTCTGTGGCATCGAAAAACAATTGAAAATTGATATTGTGCGAAGTCACAGACTTAAACACAGCCGTAGGAAAAGCGGACCCAGGAGCATCTACCATCGAATACTCGGGCGAAATATCTTCCTTAATATTCGTCGGATTGTACTGAAAGACGAGATACGCTTCGGGATCGATCTCGCCGTCACGAATACGTCCGATCCAACCCTTCTGAACTGGACGGTCTGAAACACTCATTTGAATGCAATCCCTTGTTGATAATCCCAGAACTGCTGCATGCGATCACCTGTTTGCTTGGCAATGGCCATCGCATCTTCTTTCGTGGCATTACCCTGAATAATGACCTCGATCTTCCCAACCTTCGGTCCAGCTTCAGCCACCGGAGCCATCACCGACTGCTGAGCACCACCTGGACCACCCGATGTTTCCCATCCCTCTCGTTGCCGAGTAATCGGAAAATTCCGACTGTTGGCAGCTAATTCGGCAATACGTGCTCGTTGCGCTTCACGACGGCTCACATACTCACTGCCCAATACCCGATCTTCAACCGCTTTCTCCGAAACACCCATATCAACGGTTACGCCCTCGGTCGCCTTTTTCCAAGCATCGTTTACCTCCTCCTCGGACTTCAATCCAAAGAGCGACATGCCTTTGACAACCAAAAAATCAATCTGGGCAAAAAACCACTTCTTAAATCCTTCCCAGCCGTTGGTAAATCCCTGACGAATCCATTGAACCATGCCCTCGCCAATTTTCTTGAATGCGTCGAAACCATGCGTCTCAAACAGCACAACGAAATAATTGAACCAGTACGTAATGGTTTCCATCATGTTGGCGAAGGCGTTTCCAACCTTGGGGCCAACCCTCAGAGCTATTGCCAAAAGCACGAGGAAAATTATCCCCACGGCTGCGATTTTGAGCTGTGCAACAGTGGCGGCTGAACCCAGTGCCCAAATCATCTGAGTCAATTTCGCAACCGCCGAAGCTCCAGTAAGAAACTGATTAACTAATAATCCACCAACCAATAATGCCAAAACACCAAAAATAGCACCTACCGCTCGATACACACTCAGTGCGTTTGTGATGTCAGAGGTTCCAAATGCTTGTGGCAAAAGACCAAGCGCATCGAGCAACTTGCCCGTCACCCAAATCACACCATAAAAAATTCGAAATGCCAGCTTGAACACACCGCCAATGACTGTGAAGAAGCCCTCGAAAACTGCTACCAACCGTTCCTTTACCTGAATAATGAATCCGACAATACCCAACAGTTGGCGCTTTTCGAGCATGCGGTACAAATCGATACTGCCTTCACCGCCGTTGAACCACTCAACAACACCCTGAGCAATAAGCCACAGATCCTTAAGCCGCTGCACAAAAGCATCGATAACAGGACCAAAATACTTACGTATGTGTGACCAATTCTTTATCACCAGATATAAGAGCAAAAAGATGGCCACCACAGCACCGGCGGCGATCAAGACACGCAGTATGTTCGTCCGTAATGCAGCAAAGGCTTTGGTTAAAAATGCAATAGAACCACCGGCGGCATTCACCGCTGGAACAACCATCCCCTGGTACATCAAAAACGCTGCGAGACCAATCAAAACCGTCCCGAGCACTGTAGCAAGACCGCCGAGAAGAGTAATTGTCCAAGAAAGAGCCTTAGCCACCGCTGGATTCTTCTTCAAGTAAGACAGAAAACCATCCAAGAAAAACTTCAGGACAGCAATCACATCGTAGAATACCGGGAGCATCGCCTTTCCCATGATAATGAGAATGGTTTGTTCCGTTCCTTTTTTGAGTTCTTTCAGTCCTTCAGTTGTTCTTAGATACGCTTCCTCTGCTTGCTTGAGAACACCGTTTGAGTTATCGACGTCACCGGATAATCGGTTGACCATCTCACGGAACGACTCTCCCTGCTTCGTGAGTTGTTCAAGCATACTGAGAACAGTCGTTCCCTTAGAACCAAAAGCACCACTCATGACAGTGGCTTGCGCCCGGTCACTCTCTTTACCAAGTGACTGCATTTTTTCGAGCGTTTCGACAAGCACATCCTTGAGAGGACGAGTCTTTCCCGCAGCATCGAACATCGACACGCCAAACTTTTGGAACTGAATCATTCGTTTGGGCAAGTCTTTGGGATCCATCTGAAAGAACTGCTCTTCAGTTATCCCCTTTTTCTCCATGTACGCGCCGAGTTTGCGTTGATTGCTAATCATTTTTTCGGCAAACAACGCGATGGCCTGCGCAGACTCGGCGGCCTGCATGGACCCCATACGCATCGCACCACCGATAGCCAACATCTCGGAAGTCGTTGCCTTGAGTTTTTTCGGTGCATCACGAAGAGCATTGATAAAAGCAGGCATATGCTGCCAATTCAATGCCGTCACCCTCGTTGCCTGCGCAATATCATCGAGGGTTTTAGCAAACGGCTGGCCAAGGTGACGAAACTTACTTATCGCACCAATAGTAGTACGAATAGCCTCGTCCATACCGAGCATACCGCGAGAACCGGTGACCATCTGGATCACCATCGGGAGTAATTCCATAGATTCTGCTGTGTCCATGCCAGCAGAACGAAGGTCCGCAAAAGCATGAGCCGCACTTACCGGGGTTTCCTTCGTTTTCAACCCAAGATCGATCATAAAATCTTCAAGTTTTTGCAGCTCTTTTCCAGTAGCTCCGGTAGCAAATTGGATTCGTCCCATAGCCACTTCAAAATCAGAAGCTCCCTGAATAGCTGGCTGGACAAAGGACGTCGAAATCTTTTTGCCAATACTCAATAACCCAAAACCAACACCGGCCAATGCCGCCGATGCTTGAGTCATAGTCTTGGACACAGATTGAGCTTTTTCTTCAACCTCACCCAAACGAAGAGCAGTTCGACGAGCCGTCTTGTCGATATTATTCAACTGCATCTTCATAATGTTGGCACCGGTAACGACCCCCTTAGTACCAATACGGAAGTTGATCTGAGAAACCAACTGACTTCCACCGGTCCCCATAAATCCAAGTGCCATCGTTACCTCATCTACTTACTGGCTCGTCGATTATCCTCACTGACATAGTCGCAATAGATTCTGCGACGACTATTTGGAAGGCGAAGAATCTCGTTTTCCGTCCACCCGTAGGCTGTAGCTAAATGATGAACCTGTTCATACAGATTTTTCAAAACTAGCTCGCAGTTCTTCGCCCCCCATCGAAAAAAGAGGTCAAATCCACATCTGCTGAAAAATCACGCCCACATCTACATCGTACCTCTTTCCATTGACGCACGCCAGGAAACGCAGACTGTAAATGTTGCATGAGATACCGACGATCAGTAGACCGCATGCGCTTCATCATCTCTTGATCAAAACTCGTTAGATCACCCAACTGCTTCAGACACGATGCAAACAAAGAGTCAAAAATCTGGGCTGGATTTTTGAGTTCTGCCATCAATTCTTGCTCTTTCCCGGTCGGAAATCGAACTACTCCCTTCTTGTGAACTTTCCCATCCCGAACAAAACCGCGAGGAAGCTCGAACTCAACTTCCAACGGTTTATCTTCCGGCCATTCGACAACCGGCAATTCACTAAGAAAGATGTCTTCTTCCCACGGCTCGTTGCATCGAGGGCACTGGCCTGCCAGCATGGCTTTATCATCACCGCTAAGAATGTAAATTCTCGTGAGCAGGAATTCGCGGTCAACAATCGTAAGCTTGCGAGCAAACGAACGGTCAAACAGCTTTTCCGGATTTTCTTTGCGGTTAAGATAGCCTTCGATTTTTTGGACACATCGACAGAGCAACAATGTCATGGCTTTAGCACCATTGTTGCCCGCTTTCTTGCTCGCGATGTTGTGGTCATCAATACCCGTCATCTCGTCGAGAACAACTTTACGATACCGAACACCGTCGACTTCCAGACCAACCGGAAGTCGAACGGTATCGGACATATCATTGATGGGGATTGATTCTACGACATCATATTTCTCTGACATGGCATTTCTCCTAGTATGTCTACTGCTATGGAATATCCGCCTATACCAACTGACGGATCCTACGTGGTTTCGAGCTTGATCCCCTCATTTGCGAGGACCAACGTCTGAATGAGCACTGCATTGGCGTTGGCATCCAAGTCCTCAGTCGAAAACTCCTTCGGCCATGCTCTTTTCACAGTCCACTTCTTGACCCGAGCACCGCTTTTGTCCTTGAGGTGGATGACGACCGTCTTGCGGAAAGTCTCGTTGTCGCCCTGCTTACCTTCAGAATTGTCGACATCATAAATTTGATTCCGCCAATTGAGGAAATCATCATCGACTGAAATTCCTCGACCCAACGTGATGTCACCGAAAGTAGTCTGACCTGGAAGATGATGAGGAGTCTCGTTCTCACCACCCTCTCGGTAAGTGATGTCCTCGGTTGTTTCCGTCAGCCCGCTCACGGTGGCGAAGCCAGCTCGCGAGAAGCCCTCGATCTCAACCTCGAATTTAAAATTTCGATACGGATCTGGCATCTTTCTCTCCTTCAGTTTCTACGAGGTTGACTTAAACCTCGGTGATGTCGACGCCGCTTGTGTACTGGCTGAAATCAAAGATAATGAATTCGCCCGGCTTCTGTGCGGCCATACCGATTTTGCCCTTCACCTTTCCGTCGTCGTAATCCGCCTGGTCCATGACACCATCCGTGATGCCGACCTTAACGAAAAACGCACTCGCTGCATCCGTCGTAGGGAACGCACCGTCCGTAAGTCTGTCCGACAGATAGGTCACGATCCGATCTTTGAGCTTGCCCCAGAGGCGGAAGTCGTTGTTCCGGAATACGCCCCAACGAGTGCTGTCGACGATACTCTTCTCGGTGTGTTGGAAGAAACGCCTGGTGTTGATGTACCTGAATTTCTGGGCCGTCGAAGCATCGAGTGTCCGACCACCCCAGATGACCACCGGAGACGTGTTGGTGAATTTACGAAGCACGTTGATGTGAGCGTCGTTCATCAGGCCATGCTCGTAATCGGTGTACTCGGTACCGACATCGAGCGCTGTTCTGAGACGACCATAATCACCCTCACCACTCGGAGTTTCCCACGGACCAGAATCCGTCAGAGTGTCGACACGAGACCAGACACCCATGATGCCGCCGAGCCCGGAAATCGTCCGCTTGGGATTCGACCCCGCTCCCAGCGGATCGTAAACCTTCATGCCACCCGCGTAGAGCATGCCGTAACTGCTGTCGATACCCAAAGTATTGTTGCGATACGCGACCGCAGACGCCCCTGAGAGGCCCGCTGTGACGTACCCAATGTAGTCGAACCAAATTCGACTTGCAGCGTACTGACAGCCCGCGTGGAACACTACAGCATTGTTGTTTCCGATCGTGCAGAGGGGCATGAACTCGTTAATGGTGTCGAAGGCATAAAATCCGGTCTGGCCCGTCTGATCTCCAACCCAGTCGGCATCGGACATACCAGCAGTTTCATCTGTGCCGCCAGTCAAAGCTGTGGCCGCAGCATCCGAGGCCGGAAGATCTGCACCAAGACCGGCTACTGCATCCATGTCGGTCGCGTACACGTAGGCAGAGCCAAAGTTCTCGTCGTTCATCTTGGTTTCGACGTAATTGTCGACAGTGTCGAGCATCGACATCTGAGTCCAGGTCTCGACCAAGACATCGCTCTCGTAAACTTCGACATCGAATTCCTGCGTCTGAAGCTGAGCAGCGGCCACTACGTAGCCGTTGGTAAAAGACCCACTGATGTCGGCAAAGAACGTCACCGACCCACCAGACACCACCGTACGCACGGCGGTGACTTCCTTGTACTCGGTGTTCGTTCCGTCCCAAACTTTAATGACCGACCCCACATTGATTCCCGCCAACGTCACAACCTGAACACTGGTGTCCGAAGCCGTGATGTCGGCAGCCAGGTCACTACCAGCACCAGCCGACGCATGACGTGGGTTCTGCGTGATCTTGGTCTTGAGGTCATTGCCAGCGGTGCCCGGAGATTTATATCCCCGGTACCCGGCCTCGAACTTCAGGGTACTGTAAGTCGCCCCGGCATCCGTGCCGACGATAACCTCAACCGAAAGGCCGAGCTTCGTCAAAGCGACCCCGCTCTGGAAATCCAACTCAGAAGTCGATCCAGTTGTCGGCGAAGCGATGGTAAACACACCGCCGGAAACCGTAACTTCGGCGGTCGTATCGTTCTCGACAACTGTTTCCACCTCGGCGGCAGTGACCGCCGAAATGTCGGCGACATCGCCGGTACCCGCTACCGGAGCACCCCACGTCAACGCAGAAGTCCCAGCAGTGATCGCCACAGAGCTTCCCGTTCCCTCTTGGTCGGAAACGACCTTGACTTGACCACCGTCATCGACGGCAAATCCACCGGCCAACTGTGCATTGATCTGATTGATCACGTGCTGAGCCGTAGTCGTGGCTCCCGAGAACGTAATGGTCTGCGCCGTCCCACCATTGAGAGTGATCTGAAAATTCAGACCATCCTGATCCGCCACCGGATAAGTAGTGGTATCCACGACATATCCCGCCGCCGCGTCGAAAGTCACGGTTGCCGGACCAACGTTGTCAACATCGAGACTGAAGGAATCGCCCGGCGAGAGATTATACGTCTCGGCTCCACCTTCCTTCGAAGCACCTGTGGCGGCTACGCCATCAGTGATAGCCGTACGATTGGCGACTCCTCCGGTATACGAGGTCTTGTCCGTGACATCGCTATAGTTCACCTGTCGACAGGTGATAAGCTCGAAACCTCCCTCGTCAAAAAAGGCCTTGGCCTCGTACGCAGCATCACCTCTTGACGCCGCTTCGTACGACCCGAAAACTTTCGTCCAGGCGTCGAATGAACGATGCCTCAACGGAATTCCGGGAGGTCCCTTTTTGGTTACAGCAATCATTCCTCCGATCCCGAGAGCCGCTGCTTGAATCGGACCCTCTGCCGAAGTCGACTCCTGTGCATACACGTCTGGAAATGTGTAGACTGGCATGTGTCATACTCCTTGCGTCAAAAGCGCTTTGAGTCTCCTCCGACAAAGAACTTTGCCTTTCTTCGGGTATGACTGTCTCATCGGGAGGAGTACGTTACTTATTCTCACGGTATTACCTCGATGTCGGTATCGGTGATGCGGAACTCGACATCCTTCACATTTTTAGAATCGTCTATCTGGATAACCCCGCCCGCACCCAAATAGAAGTGTCTCGACTGTACCTCAAAGTCCAACTCGGTAGCAACTTTGGTGTCAGTCGTTGTATCAACTGCAGTGCGCGCCAGATACGCTAAAATAGAGACTGTCAGCGTCTTGTGATAAATGATTTCATCGATTGAACGCTCTTCTGCGGCAGTAATTCCGCCATCCCAAAACATCCACAAATCGATAGCCGTCCCGTCAATATTTTGGACAGTCAAATATCCACGTGGATCCGTCAAATACAACAGCGCTTCAGCAACCAAATCACGTGATTCAGAGGCGCGAGCTTTGTGCCAAGTGTCAATCGAATACATAACCCGATGCGGTAGTGGCTTTTTCCGCATCGTTCGAACAGGAGGTACCACGAGGTCGTTGTATGAAATCTCCTCGCTATCATCCACATCATCAGATTCGACAATGGCAAAATAATCTGGAACTGTTGACAATAATTTCAGCGCAATCGACGGGTAGACTCGCTCTGGATATTCCTCCGGATCAGGATCCTCCATGAAAACAGTGACCGGAGTCACTACGGAGGGACTGCCCGTATCAATCGAAATCCCAGAGTACTTTGTGATCAATGCAGCATCAATAGCTTTGATTGTCGTAGCCAAAGACGTCATTGGAGTGCTCCCGCAAGAGAGAAATTACGGAATGCAGCGTAGTTCCACATCTCATTTTTGACTGGCCGCCAAATCGGTCTAGCAGGAATTTTCGGTGCGCCTGTTTCCAAAATCTCAGCAACATCCTGCAACATTTTCTTGTTGGTTGGATGTCGACCATATGGATGCACCGATAAAAACACTTCATAATTAGGACCAGTTTCCACATCTACAGCAATGTGCTTGAGATAAAAACCAGTCTCGATGTACTTGTAGAAATGTCCTTTGCGACGTCGAGTTCGTGCAGCCAACGGTGCCCAAGGAATATCTTGGGCAAGAATATGCTTGCGCAAGCGCTCGCGAATCTCATAACCAAACTCCTTCGCAAATGTTACAAACTGCGGAAGAAATTTTCCGTCAGACATGTCATCAACCCAATCGTTGAGTTGGTCCCAGTAAATATCGAACTCTACGTTCTTATCCGACATGGCTAATCACGCTGCCCTTCTATGGTTGTGGCCAAAACCACTACCAGTGAAAAGTATTGTCCCACTTGGCCAGACGGATGAACTTTCTCTATCCTGTACCTCCTAGACCACCAAGTGATTTCGGCATCCACATCTAGCCACTCGCCTTCCGAAGCACTTGGAAATTTCCTGTCCATCTCCAATTTGGAAAACAGGAATGCCACGTCATATCGTTCATCGTTACCGATGACCGAAATTTGTTCTTGTGTTGGATTAAGAATCGCTCGGCCCGTCAAAGACACACCGGTACCAAACGTTTTTGTTCGTTGTTTGTAAATGTCAGTAGAACCAGTGACGTACGGGTAATAAACGATGGCTGTTGTCTTGTGAGCAGCAATCACCTCATCAACCATGTTCAGGATTTGCGTCTCAGTATACATCTACGTGACCGTCACCGTCAGAAGGTTGCTGTTGGTTTTCAGCAGATTGCCGTTGACCGTTTTTACTCGATAGTAGTACGTGCCAGCCGCCAGTCCCTCATCAGTAAAAGTGACGTCGTGATTGTCCGCAAAGTATGCGATCCGCTCCTCATTTGTCATGGATGAATCAGTGTCCCGCCAAACTTCGTACGCACCGAAAGTTTCGTCGTACCAAGTAGACCAGGTCAAAGCCACGTCAGAACCTGTTACAACAGCAGAAACAGTCACCGCAGACGGACCTTCGTCCAAGTCGTACTTACGCCATCCACCGGTCGATAATGAAATCCGTTTGAGGTAGCCAGTCTGGATCTCGGCAGCATTCGAACTTCCACCGACATGTGCGATCTCGGAGTCATACTCGTCCTGCAGACGATTCGCGAGCTTGATCCACGTATCGGCGGCCTCATCCGCCGACGCTGCATCGCCCTCTACTTCGAGATCAGGAACTTTGATCGAGTGGAAAGTTGCATCACCGGCATCGGTTTCGTCACCGTCAGTATCCACATGTCCGGCTGCCCGGATATAGCACATCTCGATAGCAGCAAGTTTGACGAGAAGAAAGACTCGATGTGCAGGAACATCTTCTGCTGAAGTATATGTGGCGTCGAAATCATGACTGAGCTTGCTGAGCCCAAACTCAATGGCGTCGATATAAAAATCGTCTGCGTACTTTACGTACTCGCCATAGTCCGCAACTCGTCGGCGAACCTTGCTAATGACTTCTGTTTGTGTCGCCACGCGTCACTCATTCCACCAAGCCACAAGACCGCAAATAAGCAATCTGAGGCTCAGTGGCCGTTACTGATTTCCCCTTGATCAAGTGAAACCATTGACCACAAAATTTCGAGGCCGTCTTCAGAGCCACCGTAGTCCTCAAAGACTGAGCCACATCAGAAGGATGCGCTTTCTTCAATTTCGCCACCTTTTCAGGTGGTGGTGGTTCAACGTCCTCGGGTTTTACCTTCTGAACACGTTTGGGTACGATCTTCGTCTCAACAGCCTTTTCTTCCGGGGCTGCGACCTTTTCGTCAGCCTCATTTTTCTCGACCGGAATCCGTTTTCTTGTTTTCGGCATTGAGTACTCCTCTTAAAAGTGGGATTGGTCCCCCGATAACACGGCAACCGCTAATGCACCGGGAGACCGTTCCCAACGCAATGCACGTACCTACACGGTCTCCAGGCGGACAATGAAATCGTCTTCGAGGATTCCCGCGCCCATGATCGAGTACCATGCCAGACCGTGCTTTCGGCCATAGTCCATGACCCCACCGTCTCGCATCTCGACCGGAAGGGCGAGAGCCTTGCCAACGGCACTGTCGGCGAACATGAGTGACTCGTACACATTGGCAGCTACCGCGCCTCCCGTGGCCGCGCCGACGAGGGCAGCGAGATAACCGGGATCGACACTCGCTGCCGCACCGTTCCGGCTGTGCGTGGTGCCGACGAAGATCACGTCTTCCCAGCGCCCCAGCTCGCCATTGAACAGCGCTCGTGTGTTCGCGTAATTTTGAGCAGCAACCCAATCGGGGTCACGCTTGAGATACGCGGCCTGGTGCGGATGCACGAAGCACACGTAGAAGTCACCCATGAACTTGGGCGCATTGTTGGTTTGCAGGATTTCGACAGCCTGTCGAATGATCTCGACGTCGAAATAATCGGTCGCACCGTCCATGGCAGCACGACTGGCTTTGTTGCCACCGTACACCACGTTCGTGGCGGCCCCGAGGGCATCCCGAAGCATCAGGTCATTGACTACCGCGTAGTCACGACCGAGCAAGACAGCGGCCTCGGCCAAAACATCGTCATACGACGTCTGGACCAGCTTCTCGGATACGCCAACGGCATTCCCCCATTCAGTGACGGAAATCGCCCGCTGCGTCGCCGTCATGTTTCCCTCGACCATGGCCACCGACTCGGTGAGTTCCCCACCACGATTCAGGTTGTTGTACCTGTTCATCGTGATTGTTTGGCCGGGTTGCACGGTGAGTTCGGTCTTTTTGACTGCGAACTCCTCGAACTTCATGACCCCGAGAGCTTCGTGCTCGATGTCCATCGAGTAGACATCGAGAATCGCCTGCGGCAGGGCAACGAAGTCACCCGCCGTATGCACGCCAGAATATGCTGCCATTGGTTTTCCTCCTCAAAAGGTGATTTGGGCGGTTTTTAAGTTGTCCACCCTGCTTTTGTTTTCGCGTCCTCTAACAATTCCTGACGACGCCGTTCGTATTCATCACCTTTGAGCCGTGCCACTGCCTGCCGATTTTGGGGTGTTATTACCGGAGTAGGACCTCTACCCTGAGAACCGTCTGTCGACATAGGTTGGGGAAGGTCGTTGGCTAACTCCTTGCGTATCTGCTCACGCAAAGATTCTTCGATCGCTTTTTCCCGTTTCTTCGCAGCTTCTATTGAAGCATCGATTTCAGACTCAGAAGATCCCGAAACAAGCTCAACTAGCGAAACTTGGGCCTCGCGTAGTTTCTCTGCTTTGTATGCTTTGAGTTCCTGTTCACGGATCTTCATTGTCGCTGACTCAACGGAAGCTTCGAAGGCTTTCTGAAGTTTCTCGTTCTGTTCCCGCAGTTGGCTCAGCTCTTCGTTGACTGATTTGAATTCGGACGAACGTCCTTCACGAAGAGCATCTCGATCTGCCTCGATCTCTTTTCGCATAGCCTCTAGTTCAGCCAATTTTGTTTGGTACTCCTCGTTCGCTTTCTTCAAGGACTCCAATTTTGAGAAGACTTTTTTCTTCTCGTCGGCTCTGGCTTTTTCGATCAAGTCAGTGATCTGCTCTTCAGCAAAAACTTTTTGTGTCTTTGGTGGATCTGCCGATTGTGACTGCGGGTCTTTATTCTGTGTCTGCGTCGAAGTGTCCGAATCACTACTCGGTTGACTCTTCGCCTGCGAATCTTGAATATTTTTCGTGTCGTCTCCCATATTATCCTCCAATATCTTTTCGCGATGTCTTTGTTATATCTTTGTGCTGTTACGCGAGACGTGGATCTCGCACCGGTTTCGTCAGTCCGGATTTGTCATTGGGATTTCCCGTGTTGCCTCCGTTGGCAACTTTCCCTGTTTTTCGTTGCCCCTTGGAATACGGGAATGTTTTTGACGATCCCCGATCCATGTCGGTTTGGCCCTGATTGCCGCCGCCGACTCGTCCTGCGCTGTTAGCCATTTTTGACCTCCTTGTAAAAGTACTCTCTTTGAGTATCTGAGGACAGCCCTCTTACGTCAAGTTTAAGCTGACCTCTTTGAATCTTTATTTAATGATTAGCACTCTCTTGGTTGGAATTCAACAATCCTAGTGCTTCTTCTATGGAAAATATGGTGGCTTCTATTGAAGATCTTTTGCGCAAGAAGAACAAAAAATCGCTCGAAGTTTTTCTGTTGTGGCCCGTGGACTTTAAGTGCTGGAGCTTTAGATAGCACAATCTAAGCTCAATATATGCCGATTGAAGACATTCGGATAAGGAACCTATTTCGCGAGGTTCATTAAAATTGAAGGACGGAAATTCCAGTTCACTTCGTGTTTTTTTCATCTGATTAATGGCTCCGCGTAGCACTTACACCATGGATGTGGATACGAAGGCCAATCTGAAAGCTGGTGCAAACCTTCCAAAAGAATTCCGGCACCACCATCCGGTGTTTGCGCTAAATACCGGGCAATGTCTGGATCTTCGTTGGCGGCCAACACTTCGCAGATTTCGTTTCCTCCGTACCACGGATGAGCAGGACTCAGTCTCCAGTAAGCCAAGCCAATTCCAGAAGCTTTCATTATTTCCGTCTCTACAGCGTTTGTAATCCGAGCCTGCTCCGCCACAAAAAGACCCATCGTCTTTTTCGTTGCGCTGCCACCAGCTATCGGTGTTCGCCCAAAACGATAATGAGTCAGTGTCGCTCGCACGCCTGACGTAATTTTTTCTTTTGCTGGTTCCCGATAAGTACCGTTGATTATCTTTGTAAGCGTACCCTGATGTTCAACCTGAATACGTTGCAGTCGTTTCAAATACGTCACGCCAGATCCTACCGGAAAATCACTGTCGATAGCCAAAAGTGCATTTTCAACAATGGCTTTCAACTCCGCCTGCACCGGAGTTGTCACTCCTCGGGAACGGAGAAATGCCACTTGAGCTTTTGCTGCCCGTTGCACGGCTGCCCGCAAGCGCCGACGAAAATCGGTGTCCATATGAGCCAAAATAGGTCCCAACTCCCGCTGCACTTTGTTGGTCAGCACTTTTCTAGACGACGCCAGCAGTCCAGTTTTGTCCTGGAGATACCTTTCTTCTTGGGAAATTATCGGTTTGAGTGCAAAGAAAAACTCGGAAAGATATTTGCGGAGATACCTCGCATTCGAAAACCAGAGTGCCAAAAACGCCATACGCGCAGCACTCAGTTCTTCATCTCCTTGGTCTTGTATTGAGGGGTCTGCCGTTTCCCAAGCAGCGGGGTTTCGTTGGTTGATCGCCGCCATGGTTATTCGTCACGCAAATCGTCTTCCATCAGATCGTTGTCGATCTTCTCTCCGCGCGTCTCGTTCGCGCCACCTCGATTGAGCTGAAATTTACCGTTGTCCTCTACCGTGCGTGCCGAGGGCTGGAACATGGACTCCATCTCTTCCTGTGCCTCCTTGTCAGCAGCCTTCAGCATGTCTTTTATTTCAGCCTGGGAGTACCCCATCTTTTCTAACTCATGTCGGCGAGCCGTCAACCTCAAGGCCAAACGCTCCTTCGACATTTCCAGCTCCCGTCGCTCATCCTGTGGCAACGGATCAGGAAACACAATTTCATTCCGATATTTGTTGCCCTGTAGCCCCTTGAGCTGTTTACGAAAAGTCGAATTTCCGATCTCAGTAATTTGCATAATAATGCGATTTATCAGCCGCAACCCAAGACCGTACGTCAAGACTTTGAGATCACGTTTGTCGAGCAACGGCAGATACTGAAGCTGGAGCGCTACCCCGGAAGGGGGCACTGAGCCCTCGAATTTTCCCAGGGATTGTTCAGTAGTTCCTGACAACTCAAGAATCGCCGACCGAATCGAAGAATAGTGTTTCTGGGCGGCAACAAGATCACCATCCAACTGCAAATTCTCAGCCTTGGCATTTTCTGGCAGAGCCCAAATACGATTGGCCCCTTTTTCCAAATCCTTGAGTTTGGCCCCGTACAATACGGTCGTAGGAGACCCGTGATAATTGATGATGTCCGAAATATCAGTGGCTTTTTCGTTCAGCTCTTTGTTCAAGTCGATGATGTCAGCCAGGTCTGAAATTCCGTAATACTCACCAGACAACGGATAATTCGGGATATGCACCACAGGAATATCACCCAGCGGATTTTCCCTCTCCTCGACCAAAACCTTGTTCTCGAAATACCGCACCATCGACGGCGCAATTTTCTGCTTGGTTCGGCGATCGTACCTAGCAGAGATCCATTCTTCGGCCATCATGACCATTTCAACAGGAGCCATGAGCTTGGGATTTCTCCGGGCATACGGGCCGACCATGGCCGACAGGTCCGACTCTCGGTATGTCGGATTCACGATGAGAATTCGCTTGAGCTTTTTCTTGTCCACTCCGTGTGGGCCACCAAATTCTGGAAAGCATAGATGCGAAGGAATGAGGTCGACTTTGGCGTACGGCTCTTCGAGCGGATCGGTTGTGTCCCAAGCCACGCGGGCAAAAACATCACCTGTCACCGCTCCACCCTGAGCGGCCTCTATCATCCAGAGACTCTTATTGTTCTTCCTCCACGTTTCTTCGAGCATAACACGAACAAAATCTCGATCTTCTTTGTCATCATGTTCTGTCGTAGGATCGTCAGGAATGACCACCTTGAAACCTTTTTTGAACGTGAAACCGTTGTGAAGATCGATAACTCTTCGGCAGTAATTAAACGTAAGAACCGGGTCACTATCGCTCCGAGAATACGACCAATGCCGTCCCAAATAGTATAGCCAATACCTCCGATATGCCATTAGTCGTCGGCTGTGCGTCCTGTTGATGTCGTCCTCGAAGAACAACTCGAAGGTACTCGAAATGGCATGAGAAGCAGTCGGAGTTGGGTTCGTATAAGTGCCCACGATAACCTCCTAATGAGTGAACTCTCTGTGCTCATCCTCTAGTTTTACAACGAATCGCCTGTATTTCCTAACAACGGGATCAGTCCCACACACCGCGCTTTCCCGGTCGTTTTGGCCGCCGAGGTTCGAACACTCCCCGGTACCAAGCGCGGGCATTTTTCATTGCATCTGACGCCGCCCATCGGGCAGCCCGACCGATGAATGGATTCGGTCCTTCTTCCACTTCCACCGTCCCCCTAGAATTAACCAACCAGGCCAACATCATAAGTGAATCACCATAGTCGTCGCGAGCATCCGAAGAATGTTTCGGCTTGTGGACCAACATCTGTTGGCCACGCCATTCCTTTTCTAGATCTTCCATCTGATTAATAAAACGCTGCCACTTCTGCATCCGCGTGACACGATGGCCAGCGGGAAAAGTCAGTCGACGAGTCATCAATTCCTGATGCAGAATCTTGTAACCGAGATCCTTGGTGGAAGAATTGAAAATAAACGGAATCACCGACACGCCATAGCCTTCGAGGTCTGCTGCCAGTCGCGAGTAGATCGGATCGCCCTTACCAGTGGCATCGATGATGGCCTGCGACAACTTGTAATTTTTGAGAAACGCCATTATCTGTGGGTGCTGAGCTTCGTGGTCATCACCATACAACTCCAACCAGTTGAGTATGTGTATGTAAAAACGCTCTGAATCTGCATAATCGACGGGCATCTCCCAGAAAATTTTACCGACCGTAATTACCGTCGAGTTCGTTCTCCCCACGTCAATAGCAGCCACGATCCCATCATTATGCGCGTCGTACGTCACAACATTCGGCGCACGCGAAAAGGTGATCGTCTTTTTCCGACGACCCCTACCCTGCACAGTTGTAAGGTGACTAGCATTGTCGCGAATACCGCAGTCATGAAGAACATCTGGATTGATAAACATCCCACGATCGAGCAGCCAATGCAGACGATATTTCATCCGAAATTCATCTGAATCCTCACCAAGTCGGGCTTTCTCTTTGACGATGTATTTACGGTATCGAGGGTTGTACTTCTGGCCGACAGTGTAATCGAATTCAAAATGACACCGCTTTTTGGATCGCAAATTTCCGGCAGCAAGATCTGCTCGCTTGTTCCGTCGACACGCCATGTAGAACTCAGAACGCTTTCGATTCGGGGTCCCAATCTTCACCAGAGAACCGCCGACGGCAGCACCCATGGGATGGATGGATTCTAAGATCTTGTCTGTCGGAATATCCTGGCACTCCTCAAGCAAAAGCAGGTGATATGTCTTACCTTCTATCTTAGACTGAGGCGAAGCAGTACCAGCATCGACAAACGATCCGTTTGGCAGCACCATGTTCTCGCGTTCGTTGTTGAGGTTGATGTCGATGTCCGGATCCATCAACGCTGCACGAGCAGAGTGCGAATAGAGCCGGGACTTCATCCGGGACCACAGGATACCCGTCTGTTCGTAGTTCGGCGCATAAATGCCCACCCAAAGACCCTCACTGAACTTTGCAATTCGAGAATCCCACCGGATGTTCTGGGCAAACACGGGAAAAAGAACCATGCACCCGACCACGACACAGGCAATAGATTCCGTGTTGTGGGTAACCGTGTAGTCTCCCAGGAGAAAACGCTTATTTCCGTCCAGCACAAATCCGTAATACTTTCCCACACCTTTCGGGCAAATCTTAAAACCGTAATGTAATGGATTTTCCTGAAGCTGCTTCTTTTTCCGTTTTTTGCGCGCCACCCGCAACGGAAGTTCTGACATTTGCCCATACAAACCAAGACGAATGTACTCGACATCATCAACATACTTCGATTTTCGTGAAACACGAAAGCCGAGCGACTGAGCTAAACGACGAATATCCTCAATCAAACACGTCTTTTTCATCGTCAGCTCGCAGCAATTATTTCCATGAACGTGACCGTCGGTATCGATTATGCCAGCCAATAATCGCCGACGCACAACAGCAGAATTGGCCATGTACAAATGAGGAATGTGTTTTCTATTTTTCCCCAGAAGATCAAAATCCCGCAAAAAGTTGCGAACTGGATTTCGATTGGCACCGCCGAAAGCTGTTCCTGAAACAATGGCGTACGAAGAACATTGACCTCGCTCGGAATACTCCGAGAGAACCATTCCCAAAGAAGCCGCCAGCTCTCGTAAATATTCCACAATTTCTTGGTCACTATCTGCAATAGTGACTGCTGTGTCATAGCTTCTCCCGTCGCCCAACCAGCAGCCAAACCAGTAAGGGTCCATCGGAACATCCCGATGGACGTATTCCACTGGAACCTTGTATCCCAGATAACTGCTTTCGATATTCTTGAGCTTCAGAAATTTGCGTAAAGGCAAATCCACTCGGGTGCCATCGTATCGTTTTTCGACCGAAAGGATGTGTTCCGCATTCACCGTATATTCATCGTGCGTATCTGGACAATTCGGAACAATGGCGTACATCGGACTTTCGCCAAAAGCCAACTGAAGAACCTGTCGTGGAGTTGAATCATCACCCATCAGAAGGTCACCAACACGAACGTCTTCGACCAACTTCCGCGTACCGTCAAACATCAAGACCTCAGTACCTGGTGCCAGGCACTTACCCGACTGCCTAGCAAACAATGCGGTGATTTCGTCCGAGTCTTCAGACAGCAGAGAATACGCCACACGCCAGGCAAATTCTATTTGGTATGGATGCAGCTCCACTCCCGTCATTTCCTGTACGTAGGCAATGACGAGGTCACAGAGTTTCGCTATTTCCTCATCTGTCAGGTCCTTATTTGGTACATCCTTAAATGAGCCCTTAACTGAATCCTCGTAGTTCTTGAGCGTATCTTTCTTCTGTTTCTCAGCTATTTTCATGATACCCACATTTCACAGAGCAACGACCACTGGCCTCTCAACTTTGGTATCACGATAGCGTAAAAGGCATTGCTTTTCCAGTTAGGTGCTTTGAAGAAAAAATTCCCCCAAGCATCAGGGGGGAGACACTTGGGGGAGGAGAAGGGGAGACCATCATCGCAATGGTGACCGACCGAACCCCTGTAGAATACCTGTTGGATATTGCCGAGTCAAATTAGACCCAGACCTAAAAAAGACGCGCAAGAAACGAAACTATCTTTATCGCAGCGAAGACCATAAGCAGCACTACCCCTACAGACACACCGACCAGCACGAGCAGGTACAACGCCTCCAAACTACGCCCTATTGGGGAGCACCTCCTCGACCAAATCGACCGACAAGCGAACACCCTTCTTCTTTTCGTTGATCGCGTCGGCAATGATTCTGTCGAGGTGCGGTATCTGAGCCCGAATCAGGTCTTCGGGGTTTTCGACTACGCCGTCCGGCATCATGTCGGGTGTGACGTCATAGACATACGTAAAATTGATCCGAAACTTCATCCCTTTTCTCCTTTTGTTGAGTGTCAACCCACAATAGAAGTATAACACATGGGATGGTTTTGTCAATCAGAATCTGACCGTGCAGCCTTTGAAAACACCACCACAACACACCGTGGCGTGGGTTCGCACTTTGTCCCGGACACCAGTGACTTCAAAGGCAACATCATCATCTTTACTACACCCAAACAATGACGGTGCCAACCAGTGCGTGTTTTTAATGGTGACCTCGGTAAACCCTAAAGCATGCATGGCATCGAATGCACTATCCTCCGATACAAAAAGTCCGCAACCGGTCAACAGCACGAGCACAACAATCAAAAATTTCATTCTTCTTTTCCTTTTCCCAAATACTTCTTGTACAACCCACCAAAAATTGCAGGCGATTCCCAGTACAAAAACTTGAGAACATCACGAGCACATCTCCGAATAATCGGATGAGCCGCACTGGAGCATCGAAGTTCGAGAATATGCAGCCATTCGCGGATGTTCGCCTTGATCGCAATCTGTGTCTGTAACCCAATCGGAAGAACCGACCGAGCTTCTTCGGGAGGAATGCCCATCACCCGCAACTGCTTGTAAAACTGCTCCGCATGCTCCATCGCTAACGTCCACAACGAAGAAGCACCTTGGTCAGCGGCGATCGAGGGCTGTTCTATCACAGTGATCTCGCCGCCGAATCGCTTACCAGTATGATCACAATACCGAGTACTCGTTTGAGCAAACGAAGCCAGACGGTGCCTGACAATCTCGTGCGACATCCCACGATCACACGAAAAAATGACTGCCGCATCACAGAATTCGAGCATTGCGTGATGCCCTCGATTCACCAGGTGCGTCACGAGCTTGACGTCACTACCCTTCTTTATTCGATCCTGACTCCGATAACAGATGCGAGCATAATGCTCGATGACCGTATCGATAGTTGAGAAACCCGTGGGGAGAATCAATCGTACTTCTTCTACTTGTGCATGGGCTATTTTCATGGGGTGCCTCCTTCTAGGAGACTACTGAAAGGCGAGCAGAAGCTCAAATATGAGGCTAGTCGTGGCTCCACCATTTCTTGACTTTGGCTACGACCCACGTAGCCGCACCAAAAAATACCATGAGTGCTGCGACAGCGTTCGGTTCCTTCGAACCGATGACACCGATGATTCCAAAAACAAACAGCAGCCCACCCAGCGCCGAGGCAAGTTTTATGCCCTTGCTTGTTTTTTGTACGGTTACGATTTGCTCTTTCATGATCCCCTCCGTGAAAGTTGCGACGCCCAACCCCAATCGAGCGCCAATTGTTCGTTCGGCCTTCACAGAGAAAGGTAACACACAGCATGGTTTTGTCAATGTTTAATCGGAAGTTGTTTCTTTTTTGGCCTGCTTCGGACACCATCCAGGACGACGACTGGCCACTGTTTCTTTCAGGCCGATTGGATCAAATCTCCCACCTTCAGCGGTACACCAACCATATCCGTCTTTCGCTCGCTCAACCAAGCTTTCGCATCCAACACATCCACCACTCTCAATTTCTTTTTTCGGTTCTTCGGTGGCTAGCGGAAACAATTTCATCGCCGATCCACCCTGACCACCCTGAAGAGCAGAAAAGAGCAACATGTCCTTGACGCCGAAGTCACCCTTCTGAAGCATCAGCAGCGGAAGCATTTGCTGCACGTTGTTTCCACCCATGCCCATCATGGTCATCGCCGCCATAGACTCGATGTCCATGCCCTCGCCCTCAGAGGCCATCATAGCCATCAGGAGCGGATTCATTTCGCCCCCACCGAAGATGTTCTGGACACACATTACCGCCGCCTGACCGAACGCCAGGTTCTTCGGAGGGCTAATCCATGCACACGTGCCCGTCGGAAACATCACGCGGATGCGTTTGCTGTCGCCCGACACTGCGGCGACAAAGCCACATCGAGTTTTCGACATACTCACGATGTCGCCAACAGACACCTTGTCGAGCGGCGTTCGTATAGCATATGCCGGTACCGGCGATGAAAAGAAATCGATCGGATTGATCGTCGCAGTTCCAGTCTCGTCGTTGAAGGTGAAAATTCCTTCGGGAGATTTGATCCCCAACTTCTGGAGCTGGAAATCAAACACCACTTGATCCACCTGGCGAAAGAAGGAGTCCAGAAACGTAGTGGACATATCCTTCTTGGTTATTGTTACCCTCGGTCTTTTCGGTTCGTTCATCAGTCTTCTCCTTCGCTGCTCCCGCAACAAAAAATTGTAGTTGGGAACCCCCATCTTGCCCGCACGCTCCAAGTAGAAGAGGGCATTTTCCAAATGCTGATCAGACAAACTACTGTACTCAACCCTCTGACCAGTACCTGTCTTCCACTTCTTATCCTGGAGACTTTCACTTATTATTTCTAAAGATAGTACTCGCGAGTCTATCTTCGAAATATCTTCTTCATAATCCTCACAGTTCACAGCATCCGACTCCACAACCGGATGCTTTACCCACAACACTTTAGATCGCAGACTACAGCAAAGATCGTCCTTATCTTTCCCAATACTGTGTTTGCAATGAGCACACGAAATAGTAGTCCACATGGCTAACCATTCGCTTTCAAGTTCTGCTTGGCGATTTCTGATCGTCGCTGTCGCTCTTCTTCTGAAAGCTCGATACGACTTTCCTCCCACGTAACCTTGCCCACACGCCGAGGGTTATACTGCTTCCACTCAAGGTCAGGCACACTCGTTTTTTCCTTGTACGGTTGGTATTGGTACAAAGGACACTGCGAAACATGACAATCCCGCTTTCCATCGACCCAATAGCTCATGCAGTCAGCGCACTTCGCCTCCATACACTCTTTTCGAGTGGGTTTATCGCTCATTTTGTTGTTCCTTTCGTTCGGTCGTGAATTCGTAGTATAACGAACAGTGAGTTTCGTCAAGTAAGAAGAATATCTAGATTTATGAGAAGTTGATCCAGATCACCACTATCTACTTTTTTGGTGAGAATACGAAATGCCTGCATGGTCTCTATCGGTCGACAATCAGTAGCAAATGCCTGGCGAACTAGCGCCAAGTAGGTGTGGCAGTCTTCAAGCAACTCGCGCAACTGCCGATGTTGATCCCTCATGACTGGTTCTCCATCATGTGCAGCGCCAGACTCCCCTGGAGACTCATAATTACATTGTCCACTGAACAACCGGTTTCAATGGATGTTTGCGTGCCCTCAAGATGATAATTTCGAACCTGCATGCGGAGCATGAATTTCTCTTGGAGACCAAGGCACATTGTATCAATCTCTGCATACATATCGGCCACGTTCTTCATCAGTGTTTCCATCAGCTCGCCATATGCAGCCTGACCTTCGGGTGTTTTCATCTTCATTTTGCCAACCGTTCCTTTTCCAGCAGTTCACGAAGATGCTGATTTTCGGCTTCGAGAGACCATACCTGTTCGCGTCGCTGCTCCGAAATATCCATTGCCTGACTCCGCGAACTACGGACGGCTTCCAGCTCGTGCAAAAGCTCAAAATATCGGCGAACAAAACCATCGAACTGCTGGTTTACCCTATCCTTGTCCGAAGAATTTTCCTCGCAGTAAACGCAATAACAACGCAGACACTTGTGATACTTGTGCTGGACATCGAAACACGGTCCCACCCAATAATGAGTACATTGTAACTGCTTATCTATCTGCTCTCGTGTTCCGCCATAAACAATCATCTCAACCTCCAGCCATCAATCCCAAACAACCTGAACATGTGCGCATGACGTATTCAGGATGTCGAGTTTCAGTCATTTCCTCTGGCGGAAACATGTTCCCGCAGCGCGAACAATTCTGCAGAGGAATAGCGGCACTCATCGGCAAATGCCTGGCCCGATGAATAATCGACTTCCACCCATCTCGAACCACCTCGACAAAATCTTCATGTATGTAGACATCCCAGCCAGCAAACCTGGCGACCGTAATTCCCTGCCCGTCTTTCATGTCTCCTCCTATATCTACTCCGCCTTCGAAGCATCCATCGTTTTCATCTTCTTTGTATCCGTCTCGATCTTTTTAGCACACTCTGGACAATAATCCTTCCATCGGCCTTTGATTCGCACACTGACCCAGCCCAAACGCTTCGCAACATCTCGTGTCCGCTTGATTAGCACTCGATCACTGACAATACCAGGGATCCACTCGCAGCAGAGGTCGCAGAAAATATCGTTGCTGATTCGTATGGACATGGACCCTCCCCATTAGAGAAGTCCGTTCTGCTCTGCCCACCATTCCGCCAGCACAAGGTCACCCTCAGTATCGGCAGCGTAAACTTCAGAATCATCATGCACAACAGACTTCGGAACCCAAAGCTCGATTGTTCCATCGGATACCAGAATAGCTTTATCCGTCTCGCGAGTGCAAATAAAGTCGCCGACATTAGCCTTCATTTTTTCTTCCTCCCTTTCTTTTTCTTGGTCTTCGAATTCCTGCCAAAGTCAAGAGCTGCGGCTGAAGAATCCATGCCGTACTCACGGGCCATCGCTTGCAACGCTCCCCACTCATTGTGGTTAACACAATCCCAACATAACTCACGGATCCTATCTCGGATAATCTCGTCGGGCTCGTCAATTTCTTCGACAGTCACACGATACCTGCGGACCATCACGTGGTGATTCATGGCACTCGGAGTCGTTCGTGTTAACTGAGACACCTGCCAAGGACCGATCTCCAGAAAAGTCTCGAACTGATGCTTTATCTTATCGCTCATGCCACACCAAATCGTGCAATCGTTTTGTGAAAATGTAACTGACGCTGATTGTACCGGCGAACCCATTCTCTTTCTGCATACTCCAAATCGTCAGGAAAAACCGGATCTATCTGACCACACCTCGAACAAGAGCGAACCAAAATAGAAAAATTCTTTCTCCCCGTCGGCCCGCATCGCCTACGGCCAAGAAAATAATGACCACAAGGACATTTTCGCAACATCAATCTACCAACTGCTCGGCAATGAGTTTTTTCATGGCAATCAATGCGTTTTTCCACCCCAATTGAAACGCTTCTTCCTCGGACAACGTCCAAATTTTTTCGACAGTAACTGATTGACTGGTTGTAATCGGACAATACTCCAGTGAACTAACTTTGTATAAATAGATCTCATCCACAAAATACTCGCCAACACGTAAAGGAACTCCTTCCAATAAATCTTGATTCAAAGACGTCTGAGACGTCCACTTGGCATTAGCTGGAAGCTCAACAATTTCTCTTCTCATCTTCCTTCTCCTTCTTCTCGGCCCATAAATCGCAAGTACAACACCATGATACTCGTCTGCAACTAGACCACTCATTCCAATCCCGCAGCATAGCTGATCTGACCAGCGGATTCTTCTGTGCTTCCTTGTCATCGTCTATTTCATCCGGATTAGCAGGTACTTTCGAGCCGTACAGATTGCAAAAATACGAATCAAACACGTACCCTGGCCAGTAGTAACAACCGGAACAATTGGCGCATGTTTTTCCACTCCGATAACTATCTGGTAACTTGAAATCAGCCATAACCAACCTCAACCTATCGAAAAGCGTATTCGAGAAATGTCTTTCGGCATGTGCTCAAGTAGAACCTCATACCCGTTGTAGTAATGACCGCACCATTCCTCAATCCACTCTGGCTGATCATTCACCAAGTCCAGGGCTACTCCAGAACCATCTGGCTCACGATGATTGAAATACTCCTCGACTTCATGTGGAACAGATACCCCAGCTTCTTCACAAGCGTCCCACACAGCTTTCATCTTTTCCCATTTCTCGTCAGGGGAACGAATCGCCTCAATTCTTATGGTCAAACTCATCTACTCCTCCACCCCAACATCTTTCAATTCTTTTTCGATCTGACCAATCATGCCGTCGATTCCTTCAATCAAAAGATGAATCCACGCATTGCCTTCTAACCTAGCAGCCACAAACTCCTCATCTCCAACAGGATGTGTGCGCGCAAACTTAACAATGACAACAGGATCACTAGCATTTCGGTCAGTAATGGCAGCCTTATTTTTCAACAACTCTTTCTTCTTACTAAGAAGCGAAGCAGCTCTAATTACATCATACGCTCTCATCTATTCCTCCACTCTTACTTACCGTGGTCCACCCACGGTTCGCGCCGAATACGAGTAACCCCATCACGCACAAGCTCAGACACCGTTTTCATGATTCATACCTTTGTCGCTTCGAGGCACTGCGGACATCGCTTATATTTGCCATCCTTGAAGAATAGCTTTGCTTGTCCGAAGAAATAGCACATATCTTCGTCAGTATAGTCGACGCCTTTTCCCTCACAACAGGTGTCGCAATGGTCATCATCGAACACAATCATGACTTCAATCAATACCTTGACTGCCTTATTCATTTCCCAAGCCCCTTACATCGCCTTTTATCTTCGTTTAGTTCACCTTCTAATGTAAGAATGCAGTAGCGCCCAAGTAAACCTAACGCAGTATAAGCTTGTTTCTCTTTCATTACCTTTATTAGCAGCATAGATACGGCTGACAACTCTTCTTCATTCAACCTTTCTAATAGTTCTTTTGTTGTTTGAGTTATATTTTCAAACAACCCTTTTTTCTCTTTTTTTAATTCTTCATTTTGTTTTCGTATTGCTTCCCTTATATCTTCTTGTACGCTCATTTTTCTTTCCTATTGTTCTCTTAAAGTCCAACACTTGTTATCGGCGTCTCTCATGCTCTATACAGGAATACTTTTTGAATAATGCTTTACATACTTTACAGTATGAGCGTTGATGGTAATACATACCTTCACCCTCTAAAGGGTATAGGAATTTCATCTTGCCTTTCTTGCAAGAATCACAGATATAGAATGCTTTAAATACTTTAAATTCTCGTTTTACTTCAGTCATAGTTCTTTTCTTCCTTTGGATCAATTTCCTTAAGAACTAAACACCCTTTTTGAAGTGTTCCTATTGAACTTATTAACCACGGATAACAGACATAAGAGCGACAAACGCCTTTAGGATTCGCCGCATTCGCTGATAGGTATGGATGCTCGCAGTAATGCCAAAGTATGCCTAAAGGACCATCAGTTTGCACGGCATAGGAACAATCTTCTTCGCTGCAAAATCCAACGCCGTTTTCATCAAATCTTGGGTTTATCTTTTTCATCTGTTCCTCCGCAGAAATGCATGCTGCACAAATGTTATCCCTCAACGGATCGACTGCGTATTTCAACATTGGCGTCTCGGACAATGGAATTTCTTGCTCACACTTTCGACAAATATAAGGGTCATTTCTATCCCATTCATCGTTCATCTACTCCTCCTCAGCATCCAGAGGAAAGGCATCCCCAAAAAACTCATGTTTCTTCCCATTATCTAGGTCATACGTCCGGTGCTCATCAGTCTCCGAATAATATGGTCGCCACACATTTTCCGATACCGATGTGGCCTGCCAACAAACTGCTTGGTAGTCACCGGGGTCAGAACTCAGCTGCTCTAAATCCAAGATCATCGCAGGCAGATGACTCTCATCTGGATAATTGCAATGAAACTGCCTCAGGGCAGCCACCACCCGAGGAATATCCACGATGCGAACGACGCTGTAGTCAAAAGTAAGCCACAAGACCTTGACCTCGAAATCCGCCAACCGTTCATCGTCCACCAGCTTCCAAAGATCCTTGGATCTTCCCTCAGCTAGCCAATTATCGTAGGGAATTTCTGGATCCTTCACATACTTGTCGAACAATTCTTTCCAGACATATGCCGCCCACCTCCAGGAATTATGATACTCGTGGAGTACCCCCAGTTTCCCATCATTTGTAAACGCGTACATAGTGCTTCTACTCATCTACTCCTCCTTGGACGACCACCCACAACCAGGACATTCCCCTGTCTTCGAACCTTCAGACAAATCGATCAGCTTGTATCGCTGTTTGCACTTGAAGCACTCAACAGTATCTATTGGGCCTG